CAGAAACAGTTGCAACTTGAGTTGGACTAGTTAATGTTCCTGATGTACTTACCGACACCGTTGTTTCTGGTGCAGAAGTTGATAATGTAGTAGTAACAGCAGTAGTGGTTGTGGTTGGTGCTACCGCAGTTGATGTGGTTGTAGTTGGTGTTGTAGTTGTAGAACTTGTTGTGGTAGATGTTGTTGTAGTAGTGGTTGTGGTTGGTGTCACATAACCTGGACAAGTTGGTGCTGATTGTGGATTTGCTTGACAGGCTTGTGCAAACAAATAATTTCTATAAGCAGTTTCATAACCTGGACAAGCACTACTGTACAATGTATTAAGTGAACATTGCTGACTTAAATACGCTGCAGCATAACCAGGACAATCAGTTGCATATAAAGAATTAATACTACATTGTAAATCATGATATGCTTGTGGGTAACCTGGACAAGCAGAATTATATAATGGATTAATTGTACATTGTTGATTAAAATATGCTACTTGATAACCTGGACAAGTTGGGTCATATAAAGCAGAAATAGTACATTGTTGGCTTAGATAAGCAGCTGCATAACCTGGACAAGTTGAACTACTTAATGGATCAGCAGTGCACGGATCAACACCACCCATAGGTGCAGAAGTTCCATATGATACTGGATTTGTTGAAGGTATGTTCATACCTTGGCCATAACGATATTGAAACCATTGACCTTTTGATAAGTCACCCGTAAAACCTGATGTAACATAGTGATTGGTGATATAAGCATTACCATATCTAACATTGAAAGCACCAGTTGAATTGATATCTACTTCAAAACTGTTACTGTTGTTTGTGCCATATTCTTTGGTACCATACCAACCATATATCATCGAATCAGTAGTTCTTTTATACCATGTAGCTTGTCCTGTTGTGTCAATTAAGTCTGTCCACATTGGTGCAATCATATAATTGTATCGTGTATCGGTTAATCTAGATAAATCTAAACCACTACAACAACCGGCACCAGGAAGATTACCGTTAACAAAACTTACGATACCATTAGAATACATCCACGAATTTGTAAAATTTTGTCCCCAATATGGAAATGTGAATCCTAACGGAACATTTTGACCACTATCATCACCCAAATATAAATTGGTAGCACCAGGAGTGTTTGCAATATTTTGGAGTGGAAGCGCAGCAGAACCGGTAGCAACATTAACTACTGTTCCGCCACCGTTAGGAATTACAACACCAACAATTCCACCTGTACCATTATTTACTGGTGTGTAAGTAAATTGATTTGTTGCTGTGCCAAAATTAACTTGAGCGTGACTTTTAACTGAACATAAACCTAAAAGTCCAGCAACTAGAATAGCTGCCGCAAAGAGTTTCATTAGTCTTTACTCTTAACCTTTTGTGGTTTACGGTCAGGATCAGATTCCCAAATTGCACGAGCATCTGCACCAATTTTACCATCTACTGGACATGGAGTTCCAGCATTCATCATGGCAGTAAATACTCGTTCATCTTGGCAAAGAGTTGATACTGCAGCCACTTTCATACCCATATCATATAGGCGTGAAGCAAGTTTTAGTCGCTCACAATTTTTATCTGTGGTGGTTGCACCAAAAGATAAACCTAAAATTTGAGTTTGAACAGCACCAGAAGCACCAACTGTGCAAAGGTCATTATTAATGGAAGTAATAGATGGTGCAATAGCCGTTGGTGGTGGTGAAATCACTTTTGTGGTACTATTGCTATTCGAGTTACTATTACTATTCGAATTATTGGTACTTGTGGATGTACTGGTGCTTGTGCTAGTATCAGTATTTACGTTATAATTACGATTTGTACTTTCGCTTGTAGATTGTGTTACGATTGGATCAGCCAATACGGATACGGAAAATAAAGTAGCCGTAATTAGACCAGCTAATTTTTTATTCATGTTTTTTTTGGATAAAGGTTGACCTTTACCATCCTCTGTTAGTTTTTATTGTATGGGATAATAAAGAATACCAAATGTCAGGTTGACACGGTGAAGGGAATATTGTATACTTACTTTAATTCAAATCAACTACATAAGTATTTATACTATTGATGTAGATCAAACCACTCTGGAGAAGAAAATAATGAATATTTTGGGAATTAAATTGGTTACCGGTGAAGATGTGATTGCCGAGTTAGAATCAAAAGATGAGTTGGAGATGGTACTTTTAAATCCTGTTGGTGTTGCTGTAATTCGTGGTAAAGATGGCCAGCCCAACGTTGGATTCGCACCATTCCCTATTCATGCCGAACAAAAAACTGATGCAAGGGTTGTAATTAGTAAAAGAAATGTAGTATACTCTTATACGCCAGCAGAAGATTTTATTACGAATTATAAACAAATCTTTGGTGCTGGTATTGTAGTTCCACCAACAAAACAAATTATCACAGGTTAAATTGAGTAACTTTTATACGAATGTTCAAAGCTTTGGAAGTAACATACTCTACCGAGGCATTCAAAATGGTAAATCAATAAAAGAAAGAATCGAGTATTCTCCATCTTTGTTTTTACCATCCAACAAAATCACCAATTTTACAAATTTGGATGGTGATTATCTTCAGCAGAAAAAATTCAATAATACAAAAGAAGCAAGAGATTATATCAAACAATTTGATGGTGTTTCTGGTGCATCTAAAATTTATGGCCAAACTCGTTTTGAGTATGCTTTTATCGCTGAACAACATCATGGTATGGTTGACTATGACTTTGAAAAGATTAATATTGGCATCATCGATATTGAGGTTGGCTCAGAAAATGGATTTCCTGATCCGTATGAAGCGAATGAACCTATCACAGCAATTGCTATTAAGAAACCTGGTCGTAACCAAAATGCTTGGGTATTTGGTTGTGGTGACTTTGATTCTAAAGGCCATGGCGCAGTTTATGTTAAATGTAAAGATGAATACACTCTTTGTAAGCAATTCTTAGAACATTGGGTTAAGTTTACACCAGATATTGTAACTGGTTGGAACACTAAATTTTTTGATATACCATATCTTGTTAATCGTTTTAAAAAGATTCTTGGTGAAAAAGAAATGCAGAAATTGTCGCCATGGAATCGTATTACGGAACGAACAACTGTAATCAATGGCCGACAAATGACGGCATATGGTTTTCTTGGTGTTGAACAACTAGACTATATTGAACTATACAAATGGTACGCACCTGGCGGCAAATCGCAAGAATCGTATCGTTTGGATAATATTGCTCAAGTTGAACTCGGTGAAGGTAAAATCTCTTATGATGAATATGATAATCTACATCAACTCTATCGTTTAGACTTTCAAAAGTTTATCGAGTATAATATTAAAGACGTTGAACTGATTGAAAAACTGGAAGATAAATTAAAGTTACTTGAATTGGCAGTAACTCTGGCGTATGATACCAAAACAAATTTTGAAGATGTGTTTGCTCAAACTCGTATGTGGGATTCATTGACCTATTCTTATTTGTATGAGAAAGGCATCATTGTTCCACCAAGAGAAGTTAAAGAAAAAGATTCTGCTTTTGAAGGTGCATATGTAAAAGATCCACAAGTTGGATTACACAATTGGGTGGCATCATTCGATTTGAACTCTTTGTATCCACACTTGATGATGCAGTATAATATCAGTCCCGAAACTTTGATTGAACCAGAAAACTACACACAAGAAATGCGTGATATACTTTCACAAGGTGTTTCGGTGGACAAACTGTTGAGTAAATCGGTAGACCTTTCTAAACTGCAAAATGCCACAATTACACCAAACGGACAATTTTTTAGAACTGACATGCAAGGTTTCTTACCAAAGATGATGGAAGAAATGTATGAGGACCGTAAGAAGTTTAAGAAGTTGATGTTACAGGCAAAACAGGAATATGAAAATGAACCAGATGAATCAAAAAAATATGAAATCGAAAAACGAATTGCCAAATATAATAATATCCAGTTGGCAAAAAAAGTTTCCCTCAATTCTGCTTATGGTGCTCTTGGCAGCCAGTATTTTCGTTTTTATGACTTACGAATGGCCCTTGGTGTTACTACTGCTGGACAGTTGAGTATTCGTTGGATAGAAAATAAAATCAACGAATGGATGAATAAATTATTAAAAACTGAGAATGATTATGTTATTGCGAGTGATACTGATTCCATTTATCTTAACCTTGGTCCTCTTGTTGAGAGTATCGTTAAAACACAGACTGAAACTTCTAAAGTTATTACCATCATGGATAGAATCTGTGAAGATAAAATTCAACCATACATTGATAGAAGTTACCAAGAGTTGGCTTCGTATGTTAACGCATATCAGCAGAAGATGGAGATGAAACGAGAAGGTCTGTCTAACAAAGGTATTTGGACTGCCAAGAAGCGATATATTCTAAATGTGTATAACAATGAAGGTGTGCAATACAAAGAACCACAGATGAAAGTGATGGGTTTGGAAATGATTAAGTCATCGACACCATCTGCCATTCGTGAGAAAATGAAACAAGCCATTTCACTAATGGTCTCTGGTACAGAAGAAGATATACATAAATTTATTGAAAATTTTAGAAAACAATTTAAAGCTTTACCTGTTGAAGAAATTTCTTTTCCAAGAGGCATGAACGGTCTAAATAATTATTCTGACGCACTAACACTTTATAAAAAAGGAACACCAATTCATGTTAAAGGTGCAATTCTTTATAATCACAATTTAAAACAAAAAAATCTTACTAAAAAGTATCCACTCATTCAAGAAGGCGAAAAGGTTAAGTTTACTTACCTAAAAGTTCCTAATCCATTTAAAGATACAGTTATTTCGTATCCTTCTCGTTTACCAAAAGAGTTTGAATTGCAAGAATATATTGATTATGATACACAGTTTGATAAAGCCTTTTTGGAACCAATTAAAATTATTTTAGATTGTATGGGATGGAAAACAGAAAAGACTAGTTCAATAGAGGATTTCTTCTCATGATTTACTTAACTTTTTTAGCGGCTATTTTACTTTCAGGTATTGCAGCCTACTATTCAATCATTGGTCTTGCTGCCATTTTTGTTGGCGCATTTTGGCCTGTTGTGTTTATGGCATCTTCCATGGAATTTGCCAAGTTGGTGACTGCTTCTTGGGTATATCGTAATTGGAAAACAGCACCCAAAATGTTGTTGGCTTATTTGACTATTGCGATTGTAATTCTAATGTTAATTACTTCTATGGGTATCTTTGGTTTTTTGGCCAAGGCACATATTGATTCTACATTAGATGCTGGTGCCAACACAGTAGAACTCAAAACACTTAACACACAACAGAAGATTGCCGAAGAACGATTGAATTATCTTTTGGCTCGTGCTAAAGATCCATCAACTGCAAGTAATCGTTTAGATAATCAAATTCAATCTACACAAAAAGAACTTACTGAAATTAATAAGAAACGATTACCACTTCTCAAAGAAGAAAACAAATTAGTTGCCGATATTGGTCCAATTAAATATGTGGCAGATATGTTCTTTGAAGGTGATTCGGCCGTAGACAAAGCAGTAAGGCTGGTAATCTTGTTGATTATGCTTGTATTTGACCCTTTAGCTGTGTTATTATTAATAGCAGGAAATATTTCGTTAAAACAAAGAGAGGTTGTTGTAGAAAATGGTCTCATTACTACCTTTAGAACTAAGACGGTCATGGAGCCGCCTAAAGAGGAAGTACGGATTGATGAAAGTCAACCAAACACAAAAGAGGAGGCTCACGAATCGGTTGAGGTCGATAAAGAGAACATCGCTACAATCGAGGAGAAAGTGGAAACTCAAGAGAAACAAATTGTAATTGATCCTGTTTCTGGTGAAACTATTCCACCTTTAACAGTACATCTTGTTCCTGGAGTTTATGAAGAGCATCACGATGTTGCTCCTGAAGTTGCTAAAAAATTAGAACCTAAGTATGACTATGATGATGAATTTGCTTTTAGAAAAAAATCAAATACAACAACTAAATTGGATGGCGGTGACTTTTAAATAGGAAAATTATGAGTATACTTGAAAAAATTAAAAAGAATAGTAGTATTAAAGAATCTGCTATTTTATCGAAATCAAAATTCTTTACAAATAAAGATATGATTCCTACGGCAATTCCCATTATCAATGTGGCGTTGTCTGGTCGTTTGGATGGTGGTCTAACACCAGGTCTTACCATGTGGGCAGGACCTTCTAAACATTTTAAAACTGCCTTTTCGTTATTGATGGCAAAATCTTACTTGGACAAATATAAAGATGCGGCGTTATTATTTTATGATAGTGAGTTTGGTACTCCTCAGTCTTATTTCGATAGTTTTGGTATCGACACAGAGCGAGTTTTACACACACCCCTTACTGATATCGAACAATTAAAATTCGATGTAATGCAACAGTTAACCAACCTCGAGCGTGGTGACCACTTGATTATCGTTATTGATTCTATTGGTAACTTAGCCTCAAAGAAAGAGGTTGATGATGCACTCGAAGGCAAATCTGTTGCAGATATGTCCCGTGCAAAACAAGTTAAATCTTTATTTCGTATGGTAACTCCACACTTGACCATGAAAGATGTTCCTATGGTTGTGGTAAATCATACATATAAAGAGATTGGTATGTTCCCTAAAGACATCGTTGGTGGTGGAACAGGTTCATACTATTCAGCTGATAACATCTTCATTCTTGGTCGTCAACAAGAAAAAGAAGGTACCGAAATCGTGGGATATAACTTTATCATTAATGTGGAGAAATCACGATATGTTAAAGAAAAGTCTAAAATTCCTGTTACTGTTTCTTTTGACGGCGGTATTAGTAAATGGTCTGGTCTTTTGGACCTTGCCTTGGATAGTGGGCATGTTGTTAAACCATCCAACGGTTGGTATTCGCCTGTAGATGCTGATGGTGTTGTAGCTGAAAAGAAATATCGTATCAAAGATACCGACACAAAAGATTTCTGGTTACCAATTCTAAAACAGAAATCATTCCAAGATTTCATTAAAGACAAATATCAAATTGCAAATGGTAGTATTATGCAAGATGATATCAACGAAACATTTGAAGTTGAAACTACTAACGGTGTTGATGATGATTGAAGGTGTAGATTATTGTTTCATTTATCCTAAAAATGATGGCACAGCTGTGCACATTAAACTTTTAGAAGGTCCTTATAAAGACACCATATTCAAATATGGTAAAGTTAAATTTGAGGAAAAAGATGGTTTGATGTATTTACTTTTTGCTTATGATGTGTTAGAATCAACTATCGACAAACCAAAAAAGTTAGAAAAAGATACCAATTTTAAAAATCATCTTGGTGACTTATTGGTAGAAATCATGGGTAGTAATATTGAACAGGAAATAATTGATGAAGCTGGAACAAGCGATATTAAAGAATCTGATTTATAATGAGGACTACCTCAGAAAAGTATTACCATTCTTAAAAAATGAGTATTTTAGTGGTACTGTAGAAAAAACATTATACGATGAAATTACATCATTCACGGAAACTTATAATAGTACACCAACGATTGAAGCACTTAGTATTGCCATCAAAGAAAAGAAAAATCTTACAGATGACGAAGCACAAAGATGTGAATCTTATCTTCAAGAAATTGAGGCTAATAAGCAAGCAGAAACCGAGATTCAATGGCTTGTTGACAAAACAGAAAAGTTTTGCCAAGAGAAAGCCATATACAATGCTGTATTGGGGTCTATTTCAATTCTCGATGGTAAAGACAAAAATCACGACAAAGGTCAGATTCCCAAGATATTATCGGACGCCTTGGCCGTTTCATTCGACAACTCCGTAGGACACGATTATTTACAGGACTCAGATGATCGATTTGAATTCTATCATAGAAAAGAGGAACGAATTCCTTTCGACTTGGAATACTTCAACAAAATCACAAAAGGTGGTTTGCCAAATAAAACTCTCAATATCGCTCTTGCTGGCACTGGTGTTGGTAAATCACTTTTTATGTGTCATGTGGCTGCAGGATGTATGGTACAAGGTAAAAATGTATTGTATCTCACGCTTGAAATGAGTGAAGAAAAGATTGCAGAAAGAATAGATGCAAACTTATTGAATGTAACTATTGATGATTTGATGGACTTGCCAAAAGACATGTATGATAAAAAAGTTTCTAAAGTCCGAGAAAAGACAACTGGCAAACTTATCATTAAAGAATATCCAACCGCATCTGCTTCCACAATACATTTCAGGACTTTATTAAATGAACTTAATCTCAAAAGGTCTTTTGTACCTGATATTATATTTGTTGACTATCTTAACATTTGTTGTTCTGCTCGTATTAAAGCTGGTGCGAATATTAATTCGTACACCTATGTTAAAGCGATTGCAGAAGAGCTTCGAGGTCTTGCTGTTGAATTTGATGTTCCTATTGTATCTGCGACACAGACTACAAGATCAGGATTTACATCGAGTGATCCAGGATTGGAAGATACGTCTGAATCGTTCGGACTTCCCGCCACCGCAGATTTGATGTTTGCTTTAATTTCTTCCGAAGAACTAGAAGAACTTGGTCAAATTATGGTAAAACAATTAAAGAATCGATATAATGATCCAACATATCATAAACGATTTACTGTTGGTATTGATAGAGCAAAGATGAAACTATTTGATATTGAGCAGGCCGCACAGATGGGTATTGCTGATGCTGGCCATGACAAACCATTAAACACTTTTGGTACAAGAGAAGAAAGACAAAAGAAATCTTTTAGTGGATTTAAAGTATGATACTTGAAAGAGAAGATGCTTTAGTTTGTGCCAAGGCATTTGCCGATTACTTTGGTGATATCACCAGTATTGAACAATATATGCGTGATGAAAAATTGAAGAATTTGGATAATATTCCATCTTCTTTGTTTCCACCTGAAGATGATTTGTTCTCTGATTTCTCCATGCACCCAATCGATATGGACATCGAATTGGTAGAAATACCAAACTCACAATGGGAAACATTACTTGCCATCACTTCTTCTCATGTCAATAAGGCACCAGTTGGTAGAAATATACAATTGGCTGCCAGAGAAAAGAACACAGGAAAGATTCTAGGTTTCATTCGTTTAGGTTCACCAGTAATCTATATGCGACCTCGTAATGAACTTCTTGGACAAGTGTTCTCGCAAAATCCAGACACAACAAAACGATTCAATGATTCTGCTATGATGGGTTTTGTAATTGTACCAAGTCAGCCATTTGGTTTTAATTATCTAGGTGGTAAACTCATGGCAGGTATTTGTACCAGTCATGAAGTAAGAGAAATCTGTAATAAAAAATATGGTATGAATCTTTGTTTGTTTGAAACTACTAGTTTGTATGGTTCAACTAAAGGTGTATCTCAATATGATGGTATGAAACCGTTTATCAGATATCAAGGTGAAACTGATTCTGATATGATACCCATGATGCACGGTGAACAATATACGGATTTAAAACAATATGTGGAAAGTAAAGTTGGAGATATTTTAGAAGGTGATACTAAAACTACCAGTAGAAAATTGAGAACATTCACCAAGATTATAGCTTTAACTAAAGCAGCTTTAAAGGGGAGTATTGAAGGTGAGGCATTCTCCTTAACGATTGAAAACGCTAAAAAGTTGACAGAGAAGAAGCGTTATTATACATCAAATTATGGGTATAATAACTATATTGATTATTTGGCTTGTAAAACTGATAAGTTGGTGCCTGGTGAAAATTATGAGAAACACAATTTAAATAACATTGTAGAGTGGTGGCGGAATAAAGCTATAAATAGATACGAAACCCTCAAATCAGAAGGTAGATTACGAACAGAACTAGAAGTGTGGACTTCAGGTAAAGACATTCAAATCATCAGGTAATAAATGGCAAAGCAAGCAGACGTTCAGGAAACCGCTCAAGCACTATTCTGTGCTTTGGCTGATTTTCATGGTATAGCCAATATTGATAAAGTTTTTAGTGATAAGGCATATCCTTCTTATTTTGATTTCAAAGCATTTTGGAACAAAAACTATCCCACAGCAACAATAGAAAAAACATTCTCCAAAAAATTATTGGCAGGTAAAGCTTCATTAAGTGAAGTTGAAGATTTGTTGTATGGTGTCAAAGAAAAAGGAAAATCCAAAAAAACAGAATGGTATCGTTCTTCATTACATATTGCTGCTCAGTTAATGAAAGATATTACATCAATTTCTAAAAATTTTAATTATATAAAAACTAAAAATTGGTCAGATATTTTTTATGCTCAAGGTGATAAAGAAGTCATGGATAATAT